CAAGATTGTAGATGCTCGTTCCAACGTCTCTTCCTCGCAGCTCCCCAAAGAGTGGGGCTACCGCGATGGACGACGCTCGGTCGTTTAAAACCGATTATCGGCGAGTCCTCAGGCACTTCCGGAAAGTTCCAGAAGCATCTTTGGATTCTCGCACGATGGAGCTTGGCAGTTCGAGTGAAACCTTTCTTATACAGGTCTCGCTCTACAGCCAGGCAGGCACTTAGAGTGCCGACAGATTGATGATACGGTATATGTTTAACATAGACAGGGGTAATATCACGCCCATGATAGGCGTGGATGCCGCAAGATTCCCTAAAATGGGAGCTGACAAACGACTTCGTTTTGTTAAGTTTCATTCCAAAACGAGGAAGCCAATCAGTTATCGCGGTATAGCATGTACTAGGAATGATAATATCGTCCCCGTACACGTACACTTGTCGCGACTTCTCGAAGCGGTTTGCAACGTCTGACAACAGAATAATGGCCTTGCACAGAACATAGTGCACAAGGGACATTACAGGGAAACAAAGCGCCGATCCCATCGGTGCGAACTTGTTAGTACGCATAATGGTTCGGTCTTCAGCCTCGGCTGGGGGCTCTATCCACTTCGTGGATAATGCCATCAGTGCGTCATGGAGTTCTTTATTATCTTGGAATAACCAAGAAACAAGATCTCTAGCAACCCTATCACTGGCGTCGGACATATCTATTGTAGACATGTCTTTCGTTGATGAGTTAATAAGGGCCAGATTAGAGTTGATACTCTGATCATTGAGTGCTATATGGGTCGATAAGTGTTCGTGCGATAATACTACACGAGTCAATAGTCGACGTATAGCTTGCTGAAGGAACTGTACTTCATTTTCCTCTATGCAAATCCCTCTCGCTTTTCCCGCTGTTTTGGGAACAAATTTAAAACGCGAAGAGGGCTCATCTAAAAGGCCTTCGTATAAAGCCTTATATCTGCCAGACTGAGTAACAAATGACCATGCATTAGGAAGGTACCAACCTTCCCACGCTGGAAATTGTCGCTCTATTTGCGAGTAAAGACGGTTCGGTCTGAATCGATCCGCCTTCTCAACAGGAGTATTAGTAGCACCAGGGCCAGGTCTAGGTAGACATGTCCTGTCATCAAGATCAACATCCTTGATGATACTAGCTAACAGTGTCCTCGCCAACTCTAAGATTGGTAAACGATCTTCAGAAAATAAATGAAGATCACCAATTTCAGAATCAACTAGTTTAAACTCTTCGAATTGTTCGTTGAGTTTGCTCGCTTTGTATGGTCCCTTCAGTTTCTTGAAGGCTACGCCTACAGAGTAGAGGTAGTTCAAACCATCAATCTTTTCAGCCTCGTTACCGGTTAACGCTACACGGAACAGCCCGCCTAAAAGTACGGGTGCACCATTCCTAACTCGAAAGCTAGGATAGGTAGCTTC